ATGATTTATGCTTATATTCGTATCAGCTCTGCTGAACAAAATTCTGCGCGACAAAAAATTGCGATTCAAAATTCAGGTTATGAGATCAAAAGTAAGCGGCTCATTTGAACCGTATTGACGATTAGATGTTGGTAAGGTTGAGTTTCCAGGGAAGCAGCTCATGTACCTTGTTTGATGGCCAGTCAGCTATATGGCTGATGACGTACCGCAACCACGCTTCCGGGTCTACACCATTAAGCCGGCAGGTGCCGATTAATGAGTACAGGATGGCCGCCCGCTCACCTCCGCTGTCAGAACCCGCGAACAACCAGTTTTTTCGCCCAACAGCGACGCAACGCAGGGCGTTTTCCGCGATATTATTGTCGATCTCCACCCAGCCGTTACGGCAGTACTCGTTCAGACTGTCCCATAACTTCAGCATGTAGGCGAACGCCTTCGCTGTCTCCGAGTGCCGCGACAGCGTTGCCATCTGCTGCTGTATCCAGTCGAACAACAACTGCATCAGCGGAGCGCTGCGCTCTTTTCTTAATGCCAGTCGTTCTTCTGCCGGGCTACCCCGGATTTCTGCTTCTATGGCATATAACTCACCTATCCGCTTCAGGGCTTCCGTCGTTATTGCTGTTGGCGAACGAACGTGAACGTCATGGATTTTACGTCGGGCATGCGCCATGCAGGCGGCCTCAGTGATATTCCCTGTTTCATACAACGCCCGGTACCCGCCGTAAGCATCTGCCTGGAGAACGCCGCTGTAGCCTGCCAGATGCTGTTGCGGGTGAACGCCTTTGCGATCGGCTGAGTATGCGAACCACACGGCCGGCGGCATGACCGAGCCTGCATTTCTGTCATCGCGGACGTATACCCACAGGCGGCCGGTCCGGGTTTTACCGCTGCCTGGCTCCTGAACGGGCACGGGGATATCATCGCCATGGACTTTGCCCGGCATCAGGACATACTGGCGTAACGCCTCGTACAGGGGTTCAAGAAGTTCACTCACCGCCCCGGACCAGCGACCCAGCGTGGCACGGCTTAACGCCACGCCCTGTCGGTTGTATATCTCCGACTGACGGTACAGCGGCGTATGCTCTGCGAACTTTGCGGTCACGATCCGCGCCAGCAGACCAGGGCCGGCATAACTGCGTTCAATGGGTTTGGACGGCATGGGTGACTGGACTATGCCGTCACACCGACCGCAGGCCAGCTTGGGGCGTTGTGTTTCGATCACTTTAAAGGCGCTGCTGATGATCTCGAGTTGTTCTGAGATATCGCAACCCAGCGCATGCAGTTCCCCGCCACATTCAGGGCAGCTTTTTTCTGCCGGAGGGAGCGACTGTATTTCGCGGGGCAGCGTGGCGGGTAACGGTTTTCGTGACGAGGACTGCCGCAGCGCAGGAGGCAGTACCGGGTCGGGCTGTTCACCCTGGATGTCAGCCATTTCTTCCTGAAGGTGACTGATGTGCTCCTGCACTTCGCGTATCTGTCGTTCAGTCTTCTGCCGTATTTTTTCTGAACGCTGGCCGAACTGCATACGCTGCAGTTTTACCACCCGGGCTTTCAGGCGGCTAATTTCGCTGGCATAAGAGGCCACCCGCTGGGACAGCAGGCGATTGTTTTCTGCCAGTATTTTGTTAGCGGCCATCTGCTCACGCAGCCGCACTTTCAGCCGGGCGATATCATCAGGGAATGAGGTATCCATTCCCTCACTTTACCGCAAGTTATATCCGTATACCAGGTCGTTCCATCCGCTGCGGGTGTTTCCAGTTGATGCCTTCAAGCAGCATGGACAGTTGGGCGGGCGTCAGATGGACTTTACCCTCACGGGTCACCGGCCAGACGAAGCATCCACGCTCAAGCCGTTTGGTAAACAGGCACAACCCATCGGCATCAGCCCACAGTACCTTAAGCCTATCACCCCGGCGACCACGGAAGATGAAGACCTGCCCGGAGAACGGATTATCTTTCAGTGCGTTCTGCACCTTTGAGGCCAGGCCGTTGAACCCGTTGCGCATATCAGTGACGCCTGCCACGATCCAGATACGCGTGCCTGCTGGCAATATGTTCATTAGACACCCCCCTTCATTTCACTGATCAGCATACGCAGCAGTTCGGAAGTCAGTTCACCCCGGATGCGCAGTATGCCGGAGGGAAGCTCCAGTTCACAGCAAGGCTCCCTGTCTGCGGGTTGCTGCATAGCGGGGAGCGGCGGTTTAACAGGCACAGTGATTTCAGACAGGGTAACGGGCAGGAGCAATGAACGGTCATCCCGGGGACACAGAAGTCCGCGTTTATAAAGGTGACGCCAGTTAAACAACAGGTTGTCGTTGATGCCGTGTTCACGCGCCAGTTGTGCGACATTGGCGCCAGGTTGCAGTGATTTTTCGGCCAGGGCGATTTTAAACGCAAGTGGAAAATTTGGGCGGCGTGACCGCTTGCGTACAACGGGTTCATCCGCTAAAACCGGCTCAGGGATATCAAGCCTGACGGCATGGGTACGTCCGGGGTAAAGCTGCGATTCGAGCTTATCGGCGGTCATGTTATCAGGCAACGGCCAGCTAATTCCCTGCTTTTTGAAGCGAACAAAGAGATCGCAAAGGGTACTTTTGGGGATCCCAGGCCGACGGCCAACATCGAGCCTGGATAGGTGTTCATCAAAATGTAAGCGCAGTGCATCGAGGAGCAGTGTCCGATATTTCATAGCGATAGTGTCCATTAGAAATGATGGACATTATTTTCCCCGAATCAGGGAAATACCGATAGACGGTCTAAATGAGCCGCTTACTTTAGATCTGATTCAATCGCTTCAATACGGATATCTAACAACCAGTGGCGGAAAAAATTATACTCATAAGTAAACTTATCGCGATTTTCAAACTGAAATGAGGCAAGCGAAATTGTCCAAGGATTATCATAGAAAACCAGTCCGCCTTCATAGCGAATACCATAGTCTTTACCGTGAATATGAAAGGTATGAAGATGGTCGTTATCCCATCCAAAAGCAAACTGCAGCAGAAAATGGAAAGCCCCAAGTGACATGTTACTGTGAAGACGAAAACGTCGCCAAACCATCGGACTAATATCTCGAATAGCCACTTTGATCTTATAGACAGGCATTGTTTTCTCCCTTTGTCACAATGATGATGAGGACGATCATATTAATTGATTAAAGGGATACCCCACAGTATTTCATGCTCTCCAAGTAACTCTGCCAATAGTTTTACGCCTGCTTTGCTAACAAGCGGGCGTTCTGATAGGTTCTCAATAAGAGAACCAAATCCAACTAAACATCCACAAAAAAGCCACCATAACGGTGGCAAAAATTGGAACAATGTTTTTTCGTTATTTACGTTTTTATTAATTAGCGACAGCGGCTTTCTGGCGAGGTTGTCTCTTAGTGCTTGCCTTTGGATGAGGCGTGACATTTTGGACTTCACCTGGCTTAGAAATGAAACGTACAAAGGTTTCATGGCTGACGAACGTTGCTCCACAATTGATGTTCTGACATTGGTTATAACGCTCCTTTGTTTCGCTTGAATGCTCAAAGCTGCTACGAGTATGCGCTGACTGACCACACAGAGGACACTTAATCATATTTTTCACCTTTCTTGAAATCATTGTCTTGAAATAACATTATCTCGTTTGGTGAACAATATACTAAAGATCTCATATTGAGATCAATAGTTCATTTAAACTTCATTGATTTTTATTTCGAGATCTAATGCCGTTGTAAAACCACTGTCATTGAGATTGTGGGTTACTTTAACCAACGTCCAATGTGTGCCATCAATTTGTGGCTTAAACCCTTTAAGCAAGATAGGCGTTTCCGGATAAATATCAGCACGCCCCACCGCTAGTATGATAGAAAACTGCGCAGCCCCTCGTTGCATTTTTTCCCAAACGGCTTTAGCAGCACGTTCTGCCTCTTCCTGGTTGAGATAATTGCGCGAAAGAGTCAGAATATTCTCTTGAGTTCCCATCAAATAGTCTGAGGATTCTTGCTGTACCGTTGTTGTTTGATGATGTTCCGTCTTTGACTCACTCTTTTCCTCATGAGATAAACTAGCCTCAATATTGAGACTAGTTTCTCTATTTTCGCTGCTTTTATATTCAACGATAATTTTGGCTTTTCCTTCCTTTGATTCCAACCGCCTCAATTGCACTATCTGCTTCTTGGTCGTACGTGTATCCATCCACTGAGCCACGACACCAGTATAAGCTTCGCGATCTGATAGAGAAAAACGATGGCTGTCCCCTGATTTACGAGTAATCAGTACAGGTGTAATAACCTGACCACTTGCCGTTTTATTCAGTCCTTGTCTAATAAACAACAATTCACCATTTTTTACTGAGGCAATCGCCCCTTCCTGCTTTGCCACCCGTGTCAGAAAACTTACGTCAGATTCATTAGTCTGATCAATATGCATGGAGATGCTTTTCAATTCCTGACTGATTTTAAAGGTCAGCTGATTTCTCGCAGCAATAGTACTCACAATGTTCTCTAACGTTTGTTTATGATAAGACTGCTCACGTTTGACATTCAGATCACCACGAAAATCTGCGCTGCGGGCACGAATAGTCAGCTGATCGGGTGCTCCGCTATGTTCAATCTCATCAACAACAAATTTTCCCTTTGGCGTTAAGGGGTGGCCATGCCACCCCAGTTCCAATGTGAGAATATCCCCTCGGCGAGGTAGCACCAGCTGACCATCCGCATCATCCAACTCAAGATCGAGCTGGTCTGATTCTAAACCGCGGTTATCCGTCAGTGTTAACGACATTAAGCGTGATTGAATTTTCCCGCTGATATCCTCATTATTAATTTCCAGACGGAAAGCAGGCTTACTGGTCTTTCCGGTGATCAAATCAAATTGAGGAACCCAAGCAGTATTCTGTATCCATTTTTCAGCATCAATCATGAGAGTGCCCCCTTGAATTTATCAACAACTTCATCGCTGAAAGCAGAAATTTTCTTGGGAAAATTAGGTAAATCTTTCTTGAGATCAGAAAGTTGATCCTGTAAATCTCCAAGCATTTCAGACAAATTGTTGTCAACACGCCGTAAAGTCAGTGTAAAACTGATTTTTCGCGCTACCCCACCAGACATAAATTCCGTTTTTGTTTCATCAATACTTTCGATAACGAACATGCCATAAATCGCACCACTACCATCAATGAAAGACCATGCTTTGCCACTGTCTGCCATTAACGTCAATGCAGCCAGAGAAAGAGATCCGCCCGTTAATTCAGGATAAAGTTCACCTGACAGCGTTATCGTATCGTTATCCGAACCAACAAACTGCCATGTAGGCCGTGCTCCCACACGGCTATTGAAGGCATGTCTCCAACTTTGTTTATGCTGGAAACTTTGATAAGGCGTTGTTTTCAACATAAAAACAAATAAACCAAGTGCAGCCATCATGAGAAGAATTCCTCCTTATCAGAATATGAGCTACGCATACGGGCTTGCTGTGCGCGTTCCCGTTGTTCCAGTTCCTGTCTGACTATACGGGCGATATCCTGAGCGGATTGTCCCTGAGATCCATAGACATAAATGTTGTATTGCGGTGTTTCACCACCAAATAGCTGTGGCTGACTCCGCTCTCTCTTCGTTTGAACTTCCTTATAAGCGTGGGCAGGCAAACTTTGCAACTGCAACGGTGCATCCTGCGCCGCAACAGGCAATGACATTGAGCCAACAGCAAGCCGCACGGCAGCAAGTCTGGCCGTATTTTTCCGACTGGTTACATTAGCTGGGCCATTAATAAGTTCAGGGTCATATTCACCGACAATTCTTATTTTTCCTGCGGGAATAAAACCACCGTCATTATAAAGGCCGCTAATTTGCTTCGCTTTTTCAGCGAATTCACTCTTGGTTATTTCCTGAGAAGTTTTTACCGTTATTTCCTTTTTATCATCGCCAGACCACCACGATGTAAATACGTCAGTAATAGAGGAAATTTTATCTTTCAAGGATCCCCATTTTTCTTGAATACCTGTTAACAGACTGTCGATTATTTCTGAACCGACAGATTTTAATTTTTCTGGAATAGCTTGAATATCGGCAACAATTTCATTCCATTTATCTGGAATTGATTTTTTGATGTTTCCCCATATTTCTAATGTATTCTGTTTTACAGATTCCCAGACTCCACTTATTGTCGCTTTAACTAATTCCCAAGCCTCTAAGACACTTTGTTTAATTGTTTCCCAATTTTGGTAGATAATTCCGATTAATCCACCATTCATGAAATAACTCTTAATACCCTCCCATGTAGTATTAACAAGGTTTTTGATTCCTTCCCAAGCACCGCTGAAGATATTTTTAATGCTTTCCCATAAAGCTGTAAATAAAGATAATCTTTTTGCGCCAATGCTTGCCAGAATATTTATTCCACTACCCAAAACACCAAAAACTTTTTGACCTATATTGCCTGGTAACCCCAAGCTTTTTCTTTGGTTTCCAAAAGTATCTCTATCTCCTTTATTAGATAACAAATCAGCACCATCATTAAGTGAGCCAAAAACTTGGCTTCCGGTTTTACCAAAAAAGTCCATGACGGCTCTTGGCGCTTCCAAAGCCTCGGTTCCTAATTGCGCGAACGCCTTCAAACTGATGTTTAAATTTTCCAGTGTCTGATTGCCCAACAGTGCGAATATATTTAAATTAATTCTTAACGAGTCAAATACCTTGATACCAATACTGCTAAAGATTTGTATATGACCAAGCAGAGTTTGAAATACGGCTTTTACTGAACTCGTAGTTAACTTCAAAGTTGTATTGATTTTATTCAGAATGCCAAATAAAACTGTTATCTTTGGGTTAATATTAATGACCAGTTTATCTAACAATGGAAAATTGTTAGTCATATTTCCAGTTACACCAAGATTAAATTCATTTTTCTTACTGGATGAATTTTCCTGTTTAATAATCCGGGTGGTTTGAATAATATTGGCTGATTGATTGGCGGCACTAACCTGTATTACTTGTGGGGAATTTGGCCGCGTAGAGAAAGATTGTTTAATTGTTTGAGTATAAGCTTTAAGATCGGTGCGTATATGCGCAGTTTCCTGCGCATAACCCACAATAGGCTTTAAGTTCTCAACGGGTTTTAAGTTCTCAACAGTCTTATTAAGCATTTTAAACAGGCTATGTATTTTATCAACTGAACCTACCAGCTTTTTTTGATGCTGTTGAAAATTTTTAAAGGAACTGGTCAGCTTTCCTACGGTACTCAGTACCTTATTTAACTGTGACTGTATATTACTCATTTTCTGCACCACTTCTTAAAATGGCCCGATGCCGCCAGTCCAACAGTTCCGGCAATGGCATTTCATCTGTGACTGCCGGTGACCAGTGAAAAACGGTGGCGATATCTGCCACCAATTCATCAACGGTTAATCGTTCTGGGAATCGGACTTGACCGACTTCGGCAACAAAAAATTGACCACCTCCACACTGAGATTAATCAGATCACCAGGTGACATCATCATCAGGTCATTTTTGGTCAATACAGGGGTGGTAACACGCGGCAGGATAAGCAGCATAGAATCCACATCCATTTCCAGCAGTGCCTGTAAACGTGCACCGCGCAATGCTCCGCTGTTCGGTTTACGTATCATCACTTCCGTGATTTCACCGTTGCCCCGCGCCAGTGGCGCTTCCAATTCGATGGTGCGCAGATCGTCATTTTGAGTGTTCAGTGTTTCTGTCATGGTTCAACCTTGTTTATCCGATTAGATAACCTGTCTCAACAGACACGAAGAGACAGGAAATAAGTTTTATTAAAAAAAGCGATTAAAAAAGGCCGATAGCGCGGCGATGCTGCTCCAGTCGATCGACTCCGCCGACTTTCTCAACCATGTTGACGGTGTCGATTTCAATCAGTTCTTCGCCATCCCATGTCAGTTTGAAGTAAGTGTTTTTGGCGGTGATCTTGGTCTGTGTGTTATCACCTTGTTTATAAGTGCCGTGATCGAATTCCTGGAAGCGACCACGTATCACAACTTCAACTGCAATGATGTCACCGGTATCTTCGCGCTCAAAAGAGCCAGCGAAACGCAGCATAACGCCATCGGCTTTTGCGATGCCCCACTGTTTGTACAGTTGAGCTTCAACGCCGCCCAGAGTGAATTCCGCATCCAGTGCGCCTTCATCCAGCCCCAGATCCACCATTGCGCTGCCGTTCATGCCGGCTCCGCGATAGGCTTCCAGCTTGCGGCTTAACTTAGGAAGCGTCAGTTCTTCTACGATGCCCTGATAGTTGTTGCCGTCATTGAACAAGTTCAGGTATTTAAGTTTGCGAGGTAATGCCATCAGTTAGCCCCTTAGTTATTGATACTTTTAGCGAAATCCATCAGGTAACTATCTGTAATGCGCTGGCGTAACATCATGTTTTCCAGTGGCGGTACAGGTGTATAGTCGTAATCGATGGTCAGTTTGCCCGCTTTCAGGGTATCTTTGTCGTTGGCTTTATCGTCGTACCAGCAACGGCCATCAATGATGTAGCCACCGGCTTTCAGTTCACGGAACTTAGCATTAATACCTTCGATAATGTCGCGCACCAGTGATGGAGTCAGCGGTTTATCGATAGCCCACATGTGTGATTCAGCCATTGTGTCGGCCAGAACCTGAGCGGTACGGGTGTAACTTTCAAACTGGAACAGTGGATCATCAGCACAAGTGCGGGAGCCCCAGAAACGGAAGCCATTTTTGCGGATCAGCGTGGTAATGCCACTTTTGTTCAACAAATCAGCGTCAGTCGCAGTATCTTGAAGATCCCAGAAAACATCAGCGGACAGACCAGTCACACCGTTGACACCAACGTTGGACAGTGTTTTATGCCAGCCAGTTTCTTGGTCTATCTTAGCGCGCAGACCCAGAGCACGTGCAGTCGCATAAGCGGTAGCTTCGCTATTGGTAACAGTATCCCAGCTCAAAAAATCAGGCCAAATCAGCATCAGCTCGCGCTGACTGAAGTTGTCGCGATACTTGATCACTTCAGAGATATTTTTGCTGCCATAAGCACTGACATAAGCCATTGCTTTCAGCTTCTGAGCGATGCTTGCCAGTTCAATAGCCACTGCTTTTGAATCCAGACCCGGAACTCCCAGAATGCGAGGCTTAACACCGAGCTGGCTTTGCGCCGCCAACAGTGCCTGCATACCGGTTTTCTTACCTGCATCAGTGACACCACCGATGATATTGGAAATGGTGGCTTCTTCGGACTCGCCCTCAGCAACACGCACAACGACAGTGACAGGTTGAGCCTGAGCTGCGATTGCTTTCAGTGATGCAGACAAAGTCCCTTTTTCCCCTGCTTTGCCACTGGCGCTCATAACGTCAGTAAGCAGAACTGGAGTATTTAATGGAAATGTATTTTCGTCTGCGTCAGAGGCAGTACAAACCATACCTACGATAGCGGTGCTAACGGTAGTGATGGTACGAGTACCTTCATTGATTTCCTGTACACGGACGCCGTGATGATAGTCTTGTGCCATATTAGCGGTTCTCCTGTTAAGGTGTCCCGCTATATTGACGTACCGGACGGGTGAAATCATTCGATAGGAAATGTGTGGTGGTGGATACAAATACAGTTAGACATTTTCCTTTTAAATCAATCAATTCATTGAATTAATAAATATTAATTATCAGGATGTTTTTGAGGATATTTACAGGTGTTATTGGATGGTTATTGGGGTTGATTGAATAAAATACCAGGTTGAGTTATTTATTAATCAATAATTAGTTCATTATTTATACTTATCTGCGTTTTTATATGTGATTAGCTATTTTGGTTATTTTTTAATAGCCAAAAGTGGCTTATTTGAGACTTTGTTTATTGATTTTCAGAGTATATGGGAGGTGATTTGAGCGTCGGATCGCCGGGATCAAAGGATTATAGAAAACCTCGGTTTAATGGAAACTGTGGAGCAAGCACAAAAAGCATTGCCTAAATCATCTATTGTGCAAGTTACAGGAAACTCGGCTGAGCAGGTTATGAGCCAAAAAGCGATAACTGATGCTTTGGCTAACGCTGTATCTATAGATATGTTGTATCCCATAGGGATTGTTGTATGGTTTGCGCAGAATAAAAACCCAAACAGTTTGTTTCCCAATACATCATGGAAATATATTGGTGAAAATAAAACTATCCGGTTAGCAACTTCAACTGGCTCAGATCTTTTATTAACGGGTGGTAGTGATTCTATTACACTGACTACTGAACAAATGCCTGTTCATAATCATAAATTCTCAGGTAATACCAATAATGCGGGGGAGCACGCTCATACCCGTGGTACGATGAATATCGTAGGTAATATGGTATTCCGCGAAATGGTAGGAGGAGTTCCGTCTACTGGAGCATTTACAGAAACAAGACAAATTGTGGAAAGAACACATCGTAGCCGTGGACAGGGCTTTACTTCAACAGTAAATTTTGAGGCTGCTAAAATGTGGACTGGTACAACGTCTGTGAATGGGGTTCATAACCACTCATTTAATGGTACGACCAATAATATTGGTGAAAGCTCTGCAATTAATATTATGAACTCATACGTGATGCTTATGGGATGGTATCGTACGGCATGAATTAATAATGGCTTATTTCATTAAGCTAACCTCCAGAAGGAAAAATACGTATTGTTGGTGATGATGGACTTCCTGTATGGGCTAATATACCAGCCTTAACTGTTGATGAATTGCAAAAAAAAGCAGAACAGAAAAATAGGTATTATTGAATGAAACTAATACTCAAACTGGAACGTGCTGTCAAACGTAATATGAGGTACAGCTACTGAATAAATTGGAATTATATAGTATTGCATTAACTCTCATTGATATTTCTACCGTCCTAACATTCATTGGCCTAAGAAACTGGATTAGTTAATCAGGGGCATCAAGCCCCTGTATTTACTTCGGCTGTTCAGGCCATTGGATATCGGGGGTGGTAGAGCAGTCGACCCGATTGATTAGCACCCTGTAATGCCGCCATTGGGCTAGTGCTGATTTTTCCTCGTCAGTGGCAATATTCAAATCAACGGCATCGTTTAATGGAGCGATTTTATTTGCAGCCTGTGACAGGCGGTGCAGTTTTTCCCGCTCTGCCCGGCGTTGGAATTCCTCCGGTGTGGGCGGAGGGATATTTATCAGTTTAGGGTGTCCGTCGTTTCCCGACACCCGTTGTTTTCCCACAGGCGGTTGGAGGCACCAATTATAATCTTCATCACTGATTGCTATTCCGTCTTCAGGCCAGTGCCCAGCGTCAATATAATCTTGTTTTAGGGCTATGGCATAGAATGAATTTGTTTTTGCACTATAGACATAATGCATATCAATACCCCACTGCCCACCAAAAAAGTTTTGATTCCTCATATGTGTTTTGCGCTTGGTCAATCACCACCCACGCCCCTAAACGATCAGCACCTGCAAAATAAGCACCAACTAATCCATTAGTACGGTTTAACATGACAGGGGTTGCCAGTCCGCCAAAACAAATTGCCGGGAATGTTATGGGAAATGTTATCCATTCTCTGCTTTCTCCCAGAAGGCCTTTAGAATAACCCCACTGGAAAATGATCCCAGTATCCCCGCATTTCCACCACCCATTTTGTGCTTTAAGCTCGGTATTCTTACTCCCAATATTCTGGATTTTATTATCCACTTCCGTTTTCGTATAGGCCTCTACATCACCGGCAATTAATGTGACATCTCGCGATAATGGTTTCCCGTTAATGGTCCTGCTCTCAGGCACCGCCTTTTGTGCTTGCTCCACAGTTTCCATTAAACCGAGGTTTTTCACAAACTCATTTTTATTTGGAATATCTGCACCATTCTTGTTTTTCTCCAGACGAGTATCCGCATTCTCATACGCTACTTTTATCGCTTTCGAAGTTGCTGCATGGGTTTCGCTGTTGCTATCTATTGCATTGCTCAGGATGACGAATCCCTTCTCTTTCAACGTTGCGTCAGGATGATTGTGGCTTTTAGCGTGGGCTTCAATCGCCCCATCCACATATTCTCTAGTCGCCAGAATCACAGATGGATCAACTTTCAAAGTGACCGCCCCTGTACTACTGACAATCAAAATCATGCGGATGGTCTGGGTACGGCCGGAACCTTCCTGTAATTGTGGTTTATAGCTTTCTGCACAGTTCCCGACGGCAATCAAAATACCATCTTTGTCAAACAGGCCGATTTCACGGATCCACCAGCCGCCTTCTTCTTCAGGAATAATCTGCTCGGCGATGATCTGGTTCTTGTTTTTTGAATCTATGCTCAACGTATTGATTGCCGCACGACGCTTTTCATTAATCAGTTTGGTCTGCCTGGTATCCGGTATCGGCAGGCTGCCACCACCATCACCGACGGCCATATGGGTGATTTCAATTTTTGTACCCAATGCCGTAGCATTCGCCAACTTATCTGCGCCTAGCTGCGTCAACACCGCAAAATATTTGGTACTCATGGTCTAATCCTCATGTCATCAATAATATGTATTCCTGCACCCACAACATCTAAGCCGGATATCGTCACTTGTTCTGGGAAATAGGGGTAAACCACCAGCTCGTCACCGTCGTAACTGGCTGCCGCGTAGTAATACTCACCGCTTGTATCCAGATTGATATCCAACCCAATCAAATGCCGGCTGACTGGCTTGGCATCAGAAATCAGTTTTTCCAGTTCTTCGAACATCTCATTGGTGATACCGTTTTCCAGTACACCGATATCCAGCCGGAAGGTGCCCGGCTTATCGTTGGTCTGCCACCATTCCTTTACGCGAATGAGATACCCCAGCGGTTCAACTACCCGTCGAACCGCGCCAATCGTTCCTTTATGCTTGTGCAGGAACATCGAGCTTTTGATCACTTCTCTTTTGGTGCTTTCAGACCAGTGTTCATCCCAGCGATCCACTGACCACGCCCATGCCAGATAAGGCAACAACGATGCCGGACAGGTGTCTGGATTCCATAGTTCACGCAGCGGCACGTTGATCTTCTGCAATTCGGCACAGGCTTTGGCCGCAGCCAGTTCTAGCTGGGTAGAGCCCATCGGCAGAAGGCGATCATTCATCTGAGCCTCCCATCGTCAATGTAGTTTTGGTGCAGTAAGAAGCCTGGGTTTTATCCAGTACCACATCTTTCAGCGGGTTTTTCAGTTCCACGCGCTGGATGCCTTCCACATGCAATGCGGCATAAATTGCCGACAAGCAAATATCACGCCCCAGGCGATGTTGTGCTCCAACGTATTCTTTCAGCCTCTGCTCAGCCGCTTTGCGGATCGGTTCTGATTCCGGTGCCGGGAAGGTGTACAGCACCGCATCAATTTCATATTCCACAATGCTCGCTGACTGGACTTTCAGACGATCCGCCACTGGACGCACGTCTTCGTCATTCAGTGCTTTTTCGACTTTTTCCAGCAATTCTTTCGATGCCACCCCTTTGTCTTCACGAGACATGATGGTCACAGTGACGTTGGCAGGCGATGGGCTGATAGCCGAAGCATCTGCGACACGGCCGTCCGCACTGCGGGCATGGTATTCATAGGCACCTACAGGCCCCGCAACACTCAAGCCTTCAAAAGCCTGCGGAATGCGTACGCGGTAATCGTTGTCAGATTCCATCACTGCTGGAGTCGGTGGCATGGTTGAGTTGTCCGCAGGGCTTAGAACCATGCGGGATACGTTGTTGTTCGCACCCAATTGATCCAGATCGCTGCCTGTCGAATAGGCCACCATCACTGCACGGGCGGCTTCGTTAACGCGTTGACGTAAGAGCAGTTCACGATAAACATTCTCTTCCAGCAACTTGACCAAAGGTTCTGATTCCAGTTGCAGGGTTCGTGTAATAGCATCTTGCTGTTCTGCTGGATAAAGCGATATCAATCCTTTTTTACGCTCTTCCAGCAGTTGTTCATAATTCAGCGGCTCAATTACATCCGGCGGTGGCAACTGGCTTAAATCGATTGTTGGCATGCTTTACCTCTCAGGAATAGTCTTATCGGGAATAGTCTTACCGGGAATAGCTCACCGGAATAGAGAGTGAAAATTCCTTGACGGATTGATGATAAGTACCCGTGATATCCACCACCATTTTGCCGTCCTGTCCGGTTTCCATCGTGATGGATGTTAGCGTCACACGGGGTTCCCAGCGGCTGATTGCGGTATAACTGGCCGCCATAACCTGAAGCCGGAGCGCTGAGTTCTGTGGCCAGTCGATCAGTTCAGGTAATAAAGAGCCGTAGGTACGACGTGCAATACGGCTTCCCACGGGAGTTAATAAAATATCGCTGACGGATTGCCGGACGTGTGCTAGATCTGTCAACTCCCGGCCTGTTTGTCGGTTCATTCCTAAGTACATCATAATGGAGTTCCTGACATTCCAAGTGCTGGCACAGGGTGTGTATGGGTATGCACCACCACACCATTAGACTTGAATGTTCCTCCAGAGTGTGTAATATCACCCTCGATTTCTCCTTTCTTCGCTTTCAGCTCAACCGCACTTCCCTCCATCTTGAGTTCACCAGCTTTTAATCCAATTTCACCAGCCTTTAATCCGATCCCTTGACCAGCCTTTAATCCGATCTCTCTTCCCGCTTTTACTCCGAACTCCAGACCAGAATCCATTCCGATCTTTACACCAGCCTTTAATCCGATCTCTACAAGAGCTTCTAACCCGATTTTCGGGGCTTTCAGCTTGATTTCCTTACCAGCGTGTATTTCAATAGACTCTAAAGCTTCAATTTTTGCAGTTTTGATGTGGCGAACAGTCAATGCTCCTGACAGTGGTTCATACTCCATCATTGCTCCATCTGGAAACTGGATATGGGTCGCTTCAGGAGAAGTTGATGGTACCGGAAACTCATTTGAGAAAATTGCAGGCAATACAAAGGCGGTGGTCAGTTCACCACCTATGGACAATAATAAAACCTGCTCGCCGATACTGGGTGCCCACCATGTACGGGAGTGCCCTGCTCTGGATGTCAACCAATGTATCCAATTAGTTTTAAGCCCACCTGATGTAACTCGGCACATACCTTTTGTCGTATCTACTTCTGATACAACTCCTATTCGAATCAGATTACGTAATAAGCGCGTTATTTCAGTAAGTTGTGCATTCATAATATAAGCCTTAGCAGTATGTTCATGGCGTAAGAATGCCATGAAAAAACAGATGCAACATTAAATTGGGCTTGTAGGAACAGGCATACAAAAAAGAATAAAAATCAAATTAAATCAGTAAAATAAAAGCCTTCTTTCATTACAGAAGAAGGCTTTCTTGATGGGATACAATCACTCTGCTTTACACTGCCGGACAACGTCACGCACGTACTGTTGCAGGTAATCTAATTTGGTTTGATCGCGGATGATTCCGGCTCGGATATCGTAAATAGCGCGTCCAGCTTCTGCAGTGAGTTCGATTTGGGCTCCATCGCCCACGCTGCGGGTGCTGGTATTTCGGTCTTGGGTGAGCTGACAGGTAGCAAGGTTGGCGGCGGCGATTTGCACCCGCCGATAACCAGCAGCAATGTCAGTGCGCAAAGCAGCATTTTCTTCGGTAACATGAGTTAATTTTCCTGAATAGTATTCATTCAGTTTCGCAGCCCGATTTTGTGCTTCTTTCATTTGTTGGATGGCTGCCAGAGTTTCTGAACGCGCTTGTTGGTTGATAGCAACAAGCTGCGCAGCATGCTGTTGTTTCAATCCTGCCAATTCACTGATAAATAAGGAACAATGTCCCCACCAACCAGAAATCCCACCAATCACCAGACTGACAATTAAAGACGTTTTTTTCATCGTTCCAATTCCGACAAGCCAGTTAACCTGCATACTACAAATCTTTCGGTGCTTGTTTGATCAGCTCGCTGACAATCTTGGTCGATTTAGATGCGGGTTCTAATTTCAAATTTTCCAGAATATTTTTCAAAATTAGGGTTCGTTTCATCTGTTCTCTACGATTGAGCAGATAGGTCAGAATACCGAGGGTGATACTGGCAAACGCCCCAAGAATAAAGCTCCATTCATATAAAGACAGGCCGGAAAAAATAGCACTGATACTGGCACAGGTATAAGTAGCATGGCTGTATTTATCCATACATGCCTCTTAATCCCAAAGCTGGATAATGGGCTTGCTGGCTGCTGGCATGAACTCCGGCAATTCAATTTTTGTTCCATGAGGCAACACCGCGCCAAAATCAGCCAATCCTGGGTTTGCCTGTAACACGCGTTCTGTCATTCCCAGCGTACGTCCATAATAACGCCAGCATATGGAATCAACCGTTTCATTTTGTTGTGCGATAATTTGCATATACTCTCCTTTTTTTTGCAGAAAACAGTCTGTAAATCGAAGAGTTATGATCGAATAATCAGGAATATGCCTCAATAAGAGAAATTTGTTAGGCTGGTGGCACAAAAATAGACAACAGTTTCGTTTACTTGTTCTATTTATTTCACTTTCAAGTGCAGACATGGTTACTTCAGAAATATTAGCTTGCCTATCGAAAAGTATATCCACTCGCATTCTTTTCTCCCGCCAAAT